TTTTTTCTTGCAAGTTTTTGCTGAGAGTTAACAAACTGTAGTTATCGATAAATTCTTCTATAACAATGACATATGATCTTTTGTCGAGTGGTCTTGTTGGATATAAGCAGCACAAATCCCCTGGACTAAAATTTTCTTTCTTTTCCATGAATTACCTTTATTACAGGAAAGCGTAACGAGTACTCGCCTTTTTGATTTTGTGACTCTTCGAAATATTGAACTGTAATTGTTTTTCCTAATATATCATGTGGTTTATTAAACAAGCGTTTACGTTGATCTATCGTAAATCCACTGCCAACTCTAACAGTATTTCCTTTGTGCTCAATAGCTACTCCACTCAACATTTCTTCTTCTACTTCTATACCTTCTTTGATATATCTAATTGGACCAAAAAAAGTTTCTAATACCACATACTCAGAATCGTAAAACGTTTTTACTTTCAAAATGTCATTAGACCTTTTACCTTGATAAGGAACATTCTTTCTTATCATTAAACCTTCCCACCCTTTTTTAGAAGCTGTCGCTATTAATGAATCTAGCTCTTCAAAAGAAGACACAGGAACTTGTTCTAAGTAATCGATTAACTTATGCGATTTTCCTAACATTACATTTTGTAATGCAAAAATTCTTTGAGTCAAGAGACCAGCTTCACCGTAACCTTTAGCAAACATTCTATAAGGAATGAAGTCAAAAATCTGAAATAAACCGTTTTGAATTGTATGATCTTTTCTACCGATTTCTTTCATTACACTTTGAAAGTCTTCATTGCCTTCTTCGTCTACGATACACATTTCTCCATCGTAGACAATGTTTTTAATACCTAAATCTTCTACTTCTTTTTCTATCAAGGATAGAGTATGAAATTGTTTTCCAGCTCTTGAAAATGATGTTGCTTTTCCTTTATCATCCACAATAATAAGGCAGCGAACACCGTCGAGTTTTCTTGATACACACCAAACATCTTTTTTAAAGTCTACTTTCTTTTTTGTTTTTTCATCGTATTTGTTAGCTAATGCTACATTAAATGTAGGGATTAGACCTGGGCAAGCTTTATTGATTAATTTAACTGAAGCTCTAATTTTAAGATTTCTATTAAGAATTAAGTAAAGTATGTTTTTATATTCTGGGTTGTTTAGAATAAATCCGTTTGTTTCTTCTATCGCCTTATGGCCTGTAATTAACCGCTGATTCAAAGAGTCCAACAGACAAAAAATATCATCTTGTGATGTATATTGATTACATAAATCTTTTCTTTTGTTTAAGACCTTAGCAGTAATATTATATTGCATATAATTGTTATAAGTATAATATAAAGTTTTTCTAATCAAACGTGATGCATTAGACATGATCATGACTTTGTCGTTAGACGAAGAAGAAGCATTCATTTTATCTAAGAAACAATTAATTTCCTGTATCATTTTAAACAAACCTATTAATAATATAAATTAAAAAAGTAATTTCAACTAAAGTTGCAATTACGTAAGAAGCGAGTATAAAAAAAGGCACGTCACAGTGCCTTGATTTATTTATGTGTCTAATATCTAAAAGACAAGCGTAATAATTGCAGCAAATAATAGTTATAATAGAAATAAATAAAACTATTTTAACTAAGCATGTTGCCACCTAACTACCTGATTCCTTCCATATCTGTCATAGCTGAAATTGCTAAGGCTTCAAGAAACTGCTTCGCATAAAATGTAAGTCTAATATTTCCTTCCTCACATGTCTTGTAAACTTTTTCAACTCTTCTCAAAGCATCTTTAGGTGATGAAGATTCAAAAACATATTTAACCTTTTCAATGTCATAGTCTCTTAATGCAGGATATTGTAGTGTAGTCTTATAACGTGGTCTTCTCATTATTATTCCTTAAGTTGTGTATTGTCTTGCAGCACCTTCGGCTGAAGCATTTGTTTTAAACATTCCGATGTAAGTCCAACCAGACGACCATCGATTAACTGCTTTGTGATACAATTTATAATTATTATTAGTTTCTTCAATTTTAAAAGTATCACCTTTGTAATGGTATAACATTTTATTCCTTTTTACAATATTTTTTAAGATTATTTCATTTGAATTAGTATATCAGCTCTGTCTTTATCAAAATACAATTTGTATTGTGGTAAGATTAACCAGCATCTTTTAAGTCCATGTGAAGGTTTAGGTTTAGGCGCACAGCCGTCTGTAAAAATTATGTAACCGTCAAAGTTTTTCTTGTTTTTTAGTGCATGCTTAGTAACAGTTTCAAAGTTTGTTCCACCATGTTTTGTTCTGCTAATGACCATACGCTTGCCTTTTTTCCACAAAAAACCTTCTTTATCATTTACTCGAGTATCAAACTTATATAAATAGAAGTCAGTTTGCTTACTTAAAGAGTTAAGCTCACCAAAAAACTTTTGTAATTCATCATTGGTCATAGAACCGCTTTCATCAACATAAACAGCAATTCTTGGTTTATATAATTTCTTTACACCTGGGTGTATTCCTGGGTATTTTCGGTTTAACCTTTTAACTGATGTTGTTCTGTCGTCTCTTCTTGTAAAACCACAAAATCTCTTGAGTATGTCTTCCCATCTAATTTCATTTGAAACCATTTCTAAAATAGTTTTTATAGTTTCACTTGGTAAGCTACCCCAACCTTTGTCTTTGCTTTCGTTAACAGCATCTTCAAGAATTTGTTTAACCTTTTCTGACATTAACTCTTTTGACTCATCAGACATTGATTCCCATCCTTCATGGTCATCAAAACCAAAAACACATGAACCACCACCTTCAACATCTTCAGCGTATTCTTTTATCTTGTCATTATTAATTAGATTTTGAAAGTAATATTCTGATGTTTGATTAACTGGAAAACTTGCAATCATATTTGATAACTCAATATAAGAATCTACACTCTTGCTACTCATCTTTTCCATCTGCTCTTCTGTAAGAACAGGTAAAGAAACACCAGGTATTAATCCACCTTCTGGCAACTCATCTTTAGGTATGATAGAATTAATAGCTAAGTCTGTAGCGTAATTCCAAAGAAGATGAGGATCTTTTCTTCTATCAGTTGTATGTTTAAATATCAAGTGTAAGCATTCATGTTTAAGCAAACCTTTTACTTGCTTTTCTGTTAAAGAAGCAAGAAATTTTCTGTTCCACCACAAAGTCAATGATGAATCTTCTTGTAAAACACCTGCAGTAGGAATCCTATCACACTCGACTTTATTTAAACTTCTAAGAATTCTACTGTAAAAAGGCTCATCCCATAACAAAGAAACAAGATGTTTTTGCAGTTGAAAATTTTCAATCTGTTTGTCTGTAGCTGTGTATATTGATTCAATTCCGTTTGATGTTGATTTTGATGACATAATAACCTCCTATATTATTATTATACCATTGTTTAAACTATAATGCACTCTCTTATTGCTTACCAGCTTTATTACTTTGTAAGATCTTTGTTTGTATTAACAACCTCTACTAAATGTTGTCCAATATACTTGTGAAAAGATTGGATTGTTTTTATGTTTTTAGTAGAAGAAATCTTGCTCCACATATGAATTAGCATTTCATGTGAGATAGACTTTCCAAGCTTAGCTACATTTTGTCCTTGACTTAGCGTCCAATCGTTTTGTTTAGCATGCTCTGAGAGTCTGTCGATAAGAAGATTAATTCTGTCGTTTGTTAGTTCTTCAATCTTAGTCTTGTTCTTGTCATAATGATTTAAAATATCTTCAACATTAACAGATGATTCATATTTTTCTGCAAAATCAGAAAACTCAATTGATGCTTCATTGCCAATGAAGCCAGAACATAAGTTAAACAGCAAAGATTTGTTATCTTTATTAATTTTTTCTAAGTTAATGTTAGCAAACTTAATCGATTCATCTAATCTTGTCCATGAAGCTGGCGTCGGAAAAACTTTTCCTGGTTCAATGTCTGCAGGATGAGGAGCAAAGTGAACTGAGTTCTTTGAAATAAATTCTGTAATGATATTTTCAATACCTTGAGAAGTTGCCCATGTTAACCAAGAAGTCACATCTGGCACAATGTCTGTTGTCCAAAAGCGTCTTAAAAGAGCTGGATCAATTTCGTTTACATCGTATTCAGATCCATGATTGACAGCAGCAAAGATTCTTGTTTCTGGGTGTATATTATAAGGGTTGCCTTGAGAATCATTACCTAAACATCTATCAAGAACAATTTGAAAGAAACTTTGCTGCACTGTTGGTAGAGATCGATTAAGCTCGTCTAAGAACAAAACAACAGGCTCATTACAAGCTCTCATAAACCAAGAAGGCATACAGAAAGTCATGACGCCGTTTTCTTTCATCCCTTCAATATCAGGATAACCACCTGTATCACCATCAGACATTGTTGAACCTCGAACATCAATTAAAGGAAGATCAATGTTTTTAGAAATTTGATTTACAATAGCTGATTTGCCAATACCTGTGCTACCACGCATAAGGACAGCAATGTGAGGAGGAAGATTAGAAGCGATATTAATAAATGTGTTGATATTCAATTTGATTTCCTTTTGATTTGTTGTTTTGATTATTATAATATTTATAATAATCTTTTTGCACACACTATAACTTGTACTGAACTATTATTATTAAGAGACTTAAAAAGAAAGAAACAATGGTTTTTAACGACCACGGTGTTTCTCCTAAAAACATATAAGCTAAAACTGGAAACGTTATATACGAAAGACCAAAAAATACAAATTTTGCTGCCCAAACGCTCCCCAATGTTTCTACAAAATAAGTCCAAGACTTTAAATAAAAATAACCGATGGGTATTGAAAACAATACTAACGATAACATAACTCTTTCTTTCCACCAGTTGTCAACAAACTGTAGGTTTTGTTGTAGAAACCCAAATATTGCCCCTAACAGGTAGAAGAAAAAAGCTAAATACATTACTTACCTTGCACCAATCCTTGCA